TTGCAGGAATTTGACAAGAGAATGGAGAAAAAATATCCAAAAAGAAGTTATGACGATTTGACAGAAGATGAAAAACGCGAACGTGCCAAGCGTTTTGTAGCTCAAGGGCTGGAAGACTGGTAAGTTTGCAATCCGCACCCGTACAGAAAGATTTAACTCTCGAAAACAATGGTCACCTTAAACCGTCGAAATCTCCTTCGCTTTGACGCTGCTCCTACGGAAGTGCAGATGAAACTTGGCATTTCTCAAGTTTTGTCCCTTCCGTTCGCTTATAACGCCCCTGTGATTGTTCTGGATTTTGAAGTAGGCAATAAAAACATCATCAAAGGACGGTTTAAAGACGCAAGCCGACCCCGTGTATTTGAGTTTGAGATTGGGGATAGTGTTTCGTTTAAGCCGTTCACCTGGAAACGAACGGATAGCGACGTTGACCCGATGGCGTGGGAAGACTTCTCTAAAGGGTACACATATCGGTATGATGCAGTCAAGAAAGTTAGAAAGGAAAAACCTAAGTGTGGCAATACTTCCTATAACTGTGGAAAGGCTTGTATTGGATTAAATAAGAACTGTAAATCAGATCCTCCCGATAAACCCTCTCAAGAGAAAATAGACAAGGTTAGGGCGATGGGAGGGGAGTTTAAACAGACTAAATCAGACCCCACCAAAGCACAAGAGAATAATAAGCTAACTCCAAAACCACCGGAAGAAGTTATAGAGCCCTATAACAGAAATAACGCCCCATCAAAATCAACCCCTGATTCAGATATAGCTAAACGAGTGATCGCTGATATAGAAAAAGTTAAATCTGGACAGGTATTGCTTAACGAAAAAGAGCGATATAGATTGCAATATGACAGGGGAATGTATCTATTGAACGATCCAAAACTGTCGGCTAGACAGGGTGGAACATCAAAAAAACTAACCGAAAAAGAGGCTACAGATTTTTTATCAGAACAGTATGAGAAAAGGGCAAAAAGGCTGGTTAAAGAAATCGCTCAGGGCAAATCTCGAAACATTAATATTGATGAGATTAGCTCAATGATTGATGGTGGTAAACAAACTAAACCAACCCCCAATTCAACAGGGGAGTCGGGAAAGGCGATCACTAAATCAGAATCCAAACCAACCCCAGGCAAAACACTTGATCTCAATGATTTATGGCAACAAACAGCCGACGCAGCCCGATCCAATAATCAAGAAGCTGCGTCAAAACATCTTGAGAAATGGAGAGAAGTTGTTAGTAAGCTGGAGTCAGGGGAGGGGATCTCTAAGGATATTAGTCTAAGGGAATATCAAAACCTGATGGACAACTTAGAGCGTGATTTGACTCTTGGCAACAATAAAATCAATGCTGAATTTAAAAAAATCACCAAACCCATTTCCAGGATTCTTGATAAAGCCAATAGCCTAAACCCGTTAACCCCAGAAGATTTAGAAAAAGCTCATCCTAACTTTAGACCGACAATGAAACGGATGCACGAAACCCTTTCTAAATATTTTGAGTTGGGAGATAAAAAAGACTCGGCGAAAAAAGAATTGGATCGATTAAAACAAGAGCGGTCTTACAATGAGGCTGTGATACTAAATAATTCAAAACAATTCCGTGAAACGAGTATTGATAACAATTATAACGAGCTTAAATCTCTTGCAAGACGGAATCCAAATGACTTAATACAAGTCAAAAATCCAGTATCTAACCTCCCAGAAAGAACGGTATCCGTCCCTAAAAGGATTGATGAAATTAACAAAGATATTAGAGACTTAGCAGACGATAAAAAAGCTCAGAAAGCTACGGATCGCGCTAGAGAAGCAATAGCTCGATTACAGAATTCGATTAGTGACGCTGAAAACAAAGTAAGATCCATAGAGAAAGATCAAAAAACATTAAGAGATTCGCGCGGAGAAACCAAGTCAACCCCCAATAGTTCGGGGGAGTCTGGAAAGGCGATCGCTGTTTCAACGCCCGATAAAAAAGTTGAGCAAAAATATAAGGATATTATTGCTAGTTCAAAAGACCCAAAAGGGACGGAAAAAGTGTTAAGAGAGGCTATGATTGGAGGTGCTTTATGGAAGTCACAAAAACAAACCTATAAAGAATCATTAGAAGAAATTGAAGGTGGTATTGTTCCAGAAGGTTATGAGAACCATGTTCAAGGAATAGTTGACAGATATAAACCTGTTATTGATGCGGAAAACTTTATTAACAAGAGAAGAGAAGCTGTAGCTAAAGGTGATTTCAGGACAAAAGAAGAAGCAGAACTCTATGTCGGGAAAAAAATACAGTCTAAAAGCAACAAACCTTATGATTATTTTGATAGTCCAGAATACGGAAAAGAATACGAGAAAATCAAAAGTCTAATAAAATCAGACAAACTACCTCCGCCATTGTCTGGAGTTGTCCCTAGTAAAGAACTGAAACAGACGATAAAACAGGGTGATCAACTACTCTATAAAAAAGACGCTTATTCGTTAGGAGCTAATTCTCTATCTGGTTACGAAATTTCTGATGCAGGTGAGGTTGTTGATATTGGATTTAAAAATGTTAAAACCAGATCTAATAGTGAATACATGGGAAGGCTCTACGAAAACGAGGGTACAGTACCTTTAGATAAGATTTCTCACATTATCCGAGATGGTAAACGCTATAAAGTAGACCCGTCTGATAGCTCCCCTAATGATTTAGGAACACCTGAAGCTAAAACGGCTAAGGGTGCTAAGGGTGCGATCGCTAAATCAGAAACACTACCAAAAACACCAAAAACGTCCAAACCTAAAGTAGTAGATCCTTTGTCATTGACTCCCAAACCCTCAAAAACAACCCCTAAATTAATAGGGGATGGAACCCATGAAGGGACTCCTAAGAATGCCCAGGAATACTATGATGCGGCAGCAAGAAGTGGGAAGGTAATGACGATGAAAGAGGCTGAGGATACCGTTGCTGCTGTTTCTAGTTGGTCTGTTAGTTCTAACGCTATTCGGAACGATCAAAAAAAGGGAAAGTTCAACAAGAAAGCAGAGATTATTTCTGATTATGTAAGGAACTCAACACCTTATAAGGGCGATATCCACAGGGGGATAGTTTTTAAGAACAGAGAGGAGGCAATGGAATGGATTAAAGGGGATGAAAATGGTGTATTAGACAATCAAAATGCCCACGCTTCATGGAGTTCTAAAGAATCCGTTGCCTGGGTATATACAAACCCCATGATGCGTAAAGCTAATAAAACATTGGTGGGCGTTATTGTTAGTTCGGTAAATAAAACAGGTGTCTCCATAGAAAAATTAAGTCGATATAAGGAGAGCGAAGCTGAGGTACTTGTACCAAAAGATGCTAGACATAAAGTTAAGAGTGTTACTGAGAAAAATGGCATAATATATGTAGAAACTGAAGAAATTTAATTAAGGATAATTATGGCAACCGAATCAGACAAAAAAACAAAAACCAAAATCCACTCCAGATCCTAAATCTGAAACCAAAAAGGAACCCACCAAAGAACAGAAAGAACGGGCGGCTCGATTGAGGTTCTACCAGATTAATTACGGCGATCAAACTAGATAAATATTGTTATAATTAATAATAGCAATTGCCTCTCGCGGTGCGCTAACACCCAGAGGCAGTAATCAACAAACAGGAGTTGACCACATGAGTAATTTATCAGTTTTTGAGTGTACTTCGATCATTGATCATGAAGTCAGTGGATTAAGTGTTGGACAACAGGAGTCTAATGGGTATATCAACGCAACTCGATTGGCTCAAGCGCACAAACAGTTAACAGGACAATCCCGTCGAGTCCACGAATGGTTGTCCAACAAAAGAACAAAGGAGTCTTTAGATCACCTGTCTTCAAAGTTGGGAATTCCCGTAAATCAGTTATATCAGGTGTTTCAGGGTTCTCCTGAAAACGGTGGGGGAACTTGGTTGCATCCAAAACTTGCAACTCGGTTTGCTATCTGGCTGTCTGATGACTTTGGCTTAATGGTTGAGGAATGGGTTCACGAATGGTCAACGAATCCAAAACAGCATTCACAGCCTAAATTACCTCAGACTTATGCCGAAGCACTCCTAGAGGCTGGACGGTTAGCGTTAGAGTTAGAAAAATTAGAAGCCGAAAAAGCCTTGCTTGAACAGGAAAATAGCGAACTCTCTAAAAACCTCGATGAGTTATTCGATTATTCTTCCATCGTTCGGATCGCTAAGTTCAATCAAGTCTCAGAAAAAATCTTTAATTGGCGATCGCTCAAGGCTATGAGCATTAAGATGGGCAAGGAAATCAAAAAAGTGCCATGTCCCAGATTTGAGACAAAAAGTCTGTATTCCCATGATGTTTGGCGTGTTACCTATCCTGAAATGAAGCTACCGGAAACCACAACGTTAGTTATTAGTCGAGGGTAATTAAAGCGACAAAGGGAGGTTTTAAAACCTCCCTTCCTTTCACTATATTAAAATTGGATATATTCCCTTATTGAAACTATGCTATCCCTAAAATTCAACGCTAATCAATCCAGAAATTATCTCAACGAACTAATTAAAAAAGTTCAGAACTTAACCCCTGCCTTGCATGAAATTGGACAGTTAATGGTTGCCTCTACCGATGAGAACTTCCAGAAGGAACAAAATCCCTACGGAGAAAAATGGGAACATTTAGCCCCATCAACCCTCAAATACAAGGCAAGTCGAGGTTTTATTATGCAAATATTACAACGCCAAGGATTGCTACGATCTTCTATTCGGTATCGGATTGAAAAAGGAAGGGTTGAGGTAGGGACTCCATTGCCTTATGGCTCCTATTTACAAGAAGGC